ACGCCATTCTGAAAAAAGGCAGCCATAGGGCTCTTGCTTGAGCCGCTGACGCCACCAGAGAGGCGGTTCCACGCCCTCGAAATGATGTTCCCAGAAGCCACAAAGTCACCTATTCAGGCGCTTGCCGAGGTCTCTGAAGCTGACCCGTTCGACGGGTTTGCCCTTGAGCTCCGCGTAGCGCGTTTCGAAATCAAATTTGACGAGGTATTTCACGGCCAAGCCGTAAACCACGGTATCGAGCGCTTCTGCCTTTCGGCCGGAAATGCGCTCAAACACCACTTCGGGGCGCCCGGCCTTGGCCGAATTGCCCTTCTTGATCTTCACCACCCTGCGTTCCGACGTCACCTGCCGGAACCACTCTTCCGAGAGCGTGTTCGAGAACCGAAAACACTGCGACTTGCCGCGCTCGAGCGGCAGCGTTACCAGAATGTCGGTTTTGACCTGGTCGACGCCGACGATATAGAGCGGCGCCGTCCTGTTGCGCCGCCGCGTTTTGCTTGCCTCGATCACCTTGATCGGTCCTTCGCGGCCCTTGATCGCCACGATCTTCAGCCCCTGGGTACGCTCGCAGTAATCGTAGACAAATTGCGTCCGTCCGCCGTCACCGGAGTCGATGGCCGATGCTGAAATCCCGATCTGGCCGCCCAGAGGATGGCGCCACGTCGTAGTCAGGACCGAATGCAGTTCTTCCCATGTCGTGTCGAGGTTCGTGCCGCCCCAAACGACGTGATGCCCAAGGATGAAGCGCTCACTCGCCGAATGACCGATGAACGTGATCTCGAACCTGTCAACCTGGACGTCAACGCCGGCAGTGATATAGGCCACATCCTGCGGGATGTCCTCGCGCCAGCAGCCATCTTCGTTGCTCCACTGGATGCCCCAATCCTCGGCCCGAGCCAAAAGCTGGCTCTGGCTGACGTAACTGATAGTCGTTGACCAGACCTTGCCCAGATTGGTGTTCACGAACACCTGCATGGCAGCAGGCCCAGCCTTTTCCGCCTTCTCGAATTCCTCGACCAAGTTTGCCCAGGACACGTTCGAGAACTGCGAAATCAGGGCGTTCATCCGGAACCCGGCATGCCGCTCGATTTCCGGAGCCGTGGCCCGCCATTCGCCGGCCTCGACCATCTCAGGCTTGTGCTTTTCCTCGATCGGGTTGCCGCACGACGGACAGACGCAAACCGCGGTTTTCGGCTTCCCGGGAGTCCAGTCGATGTTCTCCCAAAGAAGCTCGAAGAGGTCTCCGCATTGCATGCAGGGGATCTCGAAGATCCGCTGATCCGATTCCCCGTACTTCACGAGCACGATCGACGTGGCTTCGTCCGTCGGCGTGGACCCGATCACAATCTTGCGATCCGGATACGAGATCGTCCGCTTTTCAGCGAGCACGATCGGGTCACCTTCTTTGGTGACCTCCATGCCGTCGACTTCGTCGCAGAACAAAAACCGCGTCGTATGCCGGCGCAGGTTGCGCGGCGCCCTGGCCGAGATGACCTTCAACGTGCCGCCGCCCAGCATCGCCCGCTGGGTCAGCGTATTCCGGCCGTCGAAGCGGCCGGTCTGCATCAGTGATCGAAGCGCCGGCGATTCCCGAAAGGCCGGATCGATCTCGTCGACCACAATACCGCGCGCGTCATCATCTGTCGGCATCAACAGAATGATTGGACCCGGGTCATTCGCCGCCGCCGCGCCGATCGCGGCAACCAGGCTGACCGTGAAGCCGGTTCGAGCCGACTTGATGACTGTCACCCGCTCGATCAGCGGATCCCCGATCGCATCCAGAATTCCGCGCTGGAACTTCCACGGACGAAAACGGCCCTTCGCCGCAGTGTTTCCGGCCAGGCGAAAGTTTTCCATCGCCCAATCGCTGTAGGAAAGCAGTTCTGGCGGCCGGAGCGCCTTCGAGACGCTGCCAAACAGCCGATTAACGGCGTCGCTTGCCACTCTCGATGTCCTTCCTGTCACCGCCGATGACTGTGTCCTCGACCTCGTTGGCCAAGTCCTTCAGTTCGTCGCGGCACAATCTCTTGACAGTTTCGGCGTCGTGGGCGGTCATATGCGGGATTGTCGCCCGCATTTTGCCCGGCATCGCCAGAAACGCCTGCCTCACCTTGCCCGCGAAAGCGGACCAGGCTTCGGAAACCTCGCTGACGAGCAACACTTCATCCCTCAGCCTCGCGAGTTTGACTTCCGAAATCTCCTTTTCGACAGCCTCACGCTCAGCGCGGACATCAGACAGGTTCATCCCGTTCGATGTTGCTCGCCCAGCTGCCTGCTTCCGCAGGTGGCCGATGTAGTTGTGGATCGTCTTCAGCGCATCGAACTGCCGGTTCGTCGGCCCCTGCACCGCAAGGCCCATCGAAACCAGATCGGTCAGCTTCCGGTCGCTCATATCCATGAGCGCAGCCATCTGCTTCCGGGTCACATATCGCTGCAATCCAGTGCTCGGGCCGATCGTCTCGGCCCCTTCATCTTTTTTTCGGGGCATCAGGTTCCGAGCGCGACAATGATGTGCCGCGTGATCCTCTTCTCAAGATCGAGTGCCAGAAAAGCCTCGGCCGCCGGCACGTTCGGCCGCGACGGCTTCGAAAGCTCGTTCGGGATGACCGGGCCGTAGAGTTTCTGCAGCGGGTAGCGAGACTTGCCCTGCCTGGACATCACCTCACCTTTCGCCACGAAGGTTCCCGGGAAGACTTGCCGCCGGTTCCATGCTGTTGCCTGGGCTCCGGCCATCGAACGCGACCACGAGGGGTTGCCGTACTCACCCAGCGAAATCGCTTTGTCCCTGCTCTCGACCGTAGCCGTCATCGACGGCGCCGGGACAGCAGGCTTCACAGTCATCCCGCCCGACACTCGACCGCTCGGGATCCCCGTGAAGTTGGTGATCCGCGTGATCGACTGCCTGCGTTGCTCAGAAGCGTGCTCATTCAAACCGCGAGCGGCCGGGACAGCCATGTTGAGGTTCTGCAGCCGGCGCACCAGCGCCTGCATCTCGTGCAGCCTCTCAATCTTGGCGTCGACCTTCAGCCCGCGGGCCATGTGCATCTCCTAGATCTCAGGCCGGCTTGACGCCCTTAACGCATATCGTTGCTGCTCGAAAGCAGGCCGCGCCAGCGTTGGGCTCTGCACCCACGAGGACATCCGTCATAACCCCAAACCGGCCGGGGTCCGAAAGGAAGGCGCGGCACCATGAAGCTGTGCAAATGGGCCAACCCATCAGAAATTCTTATCGTCGGCGGGCCTCTCAGAAGAAGCCCTTATAGAAACATAACTTCGGCGATAGATCGGGGTGCTGCGCCCCGCGTCCTCGCCGAGGGTCGTACGGTCCCTTAACGCCTTCATATCGCTGCGCATTCGCCCATCAGCGCGCGCTACAGCGTCGCCATGACCGGGGGTACAGCAGAGCGAGAGCCCGCACCAGCGGCCCGCCCTGCCCTGATGTGAGCATGGGGCCTGGCTGGCGCTGGCGTGGCGCGCTTGCATCGCGTGATATGGGGTGTTTCAGCTGGTGGCCGGTCCGGTCCTTGCCGGTCGCGGCTTTCGCCTATGGCTGATGGATATGCCGGGTTTGGCCGGTCCGTCAAGCGCCCTTGTTGCGGAAAGAGCAAGATGCGAGGCGCGTGGCATAGGTCAGGCCATGGCCAGCGAAAGCCATAAGCCGAACCGTTTCAAGCGGTTGCATGTCATGCATCAACCGTCAAACTACCGTATTCGGGCAAGCGCTTTTTTTTCATTGCCCATTCGGCGTTGTTTCATGGCCGTGACGATAGGTAAAAGCGAGGTTCGAAAACCGTTGACATTGCGTTGCGCACCTATCGAACAGCGCGCGGTGATTCGCACCATGAAAGGCGCGCACCTATCGCCAGTTGAACCGGCTCTTTCCATGCTGGTTTTCAGGCACAAAAAAGCCCGGACAAAACCGGGACAAGAGCGGGACATTTTCGGGACAAGACGCAAAGAGCCATTCGAACGCGCGGCCCGCTCTCTTTCTTTATATCTGGAGATTTTCTTGTCGACGCATTGAAAGGCTGACCTTGTGCAAGCGCGCCTGATGGCGCTTGTCAAGTCTTTGCACGGTCATCATGAAGAGCACTATTTATAGGGGATGCGCGAAAGAAAACTGATTTTCAGCGTTTCCGCAAGTCCTCGCAACCTCACGTTTTGTTACAGGTTCCGGGCTGGTCCGGTTATGTTGCTGACATATAAGCGAAACCGGGAAAAGCGCGCCTTCCTGGCGCGCGCTTGATCCATGCACTTTTTCCTTGACGGGGTTTTGAGCGGGTCGAGAAAAAGCGCGTTTGACCACATTATTTTGTTGCATAACTTGCAACTTTCGCTTAGATTGAACATATCGAAACAGGCCAAACGTGGCCACCATTTAGGAACATTCGATCATGGCACAAGCTGCAACCGCATCCTTTAACGACACCTACGCCGGTTTCATCCCGGTCAAGCTGGTTCCGTTCCGGACAAAGCGCAAGGGCGCAACCGTCACGCGGTATTCATGGCGGACGGAAGAAAACGCGGGTATCGGCATATGGCGCGACCCGTCCTTTCCTACGGTCGAAAGCGCCATGCGCGCCGCATCCCGTATCCCGCATCTTTTCCAGAACGTGACGGAAGGCTGACACCATGCGCCAGCTACTCGCAACCGCCATTCTAGCAACACTCGCAACCGGATCATATGCCGCTGACAAAGCGGCAACGTTGCCACCATGCGAGACGGAAGATTCTATAAACTGTTTTTGGGACGCGACCGCGCGCGGCAACGGTAAAGGTCAGTCATTCATTGACGTTGACGGAAGCCGCATTTCTCTTGCGCCTTTTTTGCTTGTCGAACTGTCAGGCTCGAGCGTTCGCATTCTGGAGCGGTTCGAACTGCCCGGCCATTGCTTCAAAGCCTCGCTTGATCATGCGCTACCAGCTGGCGCGACCTTTGCAACATGTGTCGGCACCGACGAAGCAAGCGAGGAAGCTATGGCCGCATATGTGGCCTTTGAGTATGGCCTGATTGAAGGCGATTTTTGAAACCTGCCAACCGTGGCAACCAACAAGGAACCGAAACCATGCGCCCATATACCATGACACCGGATCGCGGCTTGCAGCCCGATATGACCGCGCGCCTTTACGTGAAACGCGACACCATGACAGACCTTTGGCGGTTGGCATGGATGACACCCGGCGCTGATTCATTCTGCTATGCGGAAGGTGAGTGCAGCGCCAAACTTTTTCGGTTGCGCCGCGATGCGGTCGCATATGGCCAGCGCGCCTATGGTGAAACTGCAAGCAAGTGGACGGATTGAACCATGGCTTATGTGACAATCCACAAATCCGGCGCTGGCGCTGATAGCTTCAAAGTCGATTCATGGTTCAATGGTTTGGCTTACAACTTCCATTTCGGTGAAGCCGGATCACCTATGCGAAACGTCTATTTGCAAGGTGAAGACGCGACCGCGATCCGCGACGAATTCGACAAGATGGAAAGCCGGGAACCGGACCGGGAAAGCCGCGAAATATGGCTGGCGTTGCTCGATCCTTATCTCGACTAGCCGCAATCGTGACGGCGCGCGCGTTCGCGCCGTGACATGGCCGCTAGGTCAATCCCGCTCAATTGTGAGCACCACGAAAGGAAAACCCATGTTCACACATTCCGACCGCAACCGCCGCGACACGTTCGCCAATTCCAAACCCGGCAAAATCCGCCGGAATGACCGGCGCGCCGCTATCGCTCGCAAATCGGCTTTTCTGGTCGATGGCCTGACAATCCGCGCGGGGGAATGAACCATGACACCTAATCAGATCGCCGACAAAGCGCGCGAAATGTGCGCCGGGAACGAGGAACTTTCCGCCAACCTGAAAGCCGCTTGGAACCGGGTTTGCGACCAGATCGAAAGCCGCGCTAAGCGGATCGGATCGCGCGTTTTCGAAGTGCGGCAATGTCTCGACGCGGCCCGGCTCGAGCTGCTGACAGCGACAGTTGACGGGAAGCCGCTTGATGTCGCCGAAAAGCTTTCCTTGAAGCGCGTGGGGATCGAATGACCATGGAAACCGCAACCAGCAAGCCCGCGACAATCACGGACGCGCGCCGGTCTTTTCTGGTCGACACGCCGAACGCTTGCACTCATTGGGGCCGCGTCACCTTGACGACGACACCGGCCACGGATGGCGACGAACGGCGGTTTGTGCTGGCCGGTCCGTCTGGCCGTCACTCGCTCTTGATCGTCGCAACGGACGCGGCGCGCCTTGATGCGCATTGGCAAGGCTTTTGCAGCGATCCGCGCAACTGCCCAATTTCTGGAGAATGACCATGGCCAACCGTTTAAGACAGATGATTTCAAGCGTGGTCAATGCGGCCATCGGCAAAGGCGGAAAGCCGATTGTCGAGCAACCGACTTTGCGTTGCCTCAAGGATCGCGCCGACGCGGCCGGAACTGCATTTGATGCGGCATGCAAGCCGCATTTCGCGGATGGCCGTTGGGGCGCATATCGCGCCATTGAATGCGGCCAGGAAATCCCGGCAACGGTTGACGCGGCAATGACCGCTTACCACGACGCGACACAAGCATTTTACCGGGCCCGCGATGGTGAGGGCGGCTTTCTCGGATCGCGCGGATTGTGACAACGGCGCGCGGTCTTCACCGGGCCGCGCACCTATCACCCCGGCAACGTCACCGCATGGCGGCGTTTCCCGGCTGATAGAGCCGAAACCTGGCCAATTGTGGCCGCCAATTGAGGAATTGAACCGATGGCAAATGAACCGAAACCCACCACCATGCTTGCCGCCGTTCTGGCAACGGAAGGCAAAGGCCCATATCACACCGCGCGCGGCGAAAAGACCGATTTTATTGGCGACGGCTTGAGCGCGTATCGCATCGCCAAAGACGCGGAATCCTTGATCCGGCTTGGCAAGCGCGCCGCGCGGGTCGCGGTGCAACAATGCAACGGAATCGATCGCTATGACGCAAAAGCCGGTCGCGTGCTCGCATCATGGACGGAAGCGGACCAGGACCGCGCGGAAAAGGCGAAAGCCAAAATCGAGACGGAAGCCAACGCAATTCTTGCGGCCTATGGCGGCGGCAATGCCAGCGCGGGCGGCGATCCGCGCGGCTATGTGCTGAAATTCAAACTGAATTCGGGCCGGTCAAACGGCATGGATTCCGGCGTTTGGGGGGTGTGATCAATGAGCACTTACGTTTTCGACACTGACGACTTGCTCGATATTCGCCAAATCATCGAACGGTTTGAAGAACTGGAAAGCGACCGGGACGGCTTTGTGATTGGCGCTCCGGACGGCACGGAAACGCCCGCGCCAGATCAATGGGCGGAAGAAAATCCGGAGGATTCCGACGAGTTGGCAATCC